TGCGACATTCAGCGACCTGCCCCGTGGTCGGGTCAGTAAAGCCGAAGCGGGCGACTCCGCGAATCGTGTCGTGAAAAAAGGATTCAAAGGTTTCGACCTGCGCAGCCGTCATTGAAAACACACACGACATGACGGAAGGCATGGCCCCTCTACGCCGTAACTTTGCAGGCCCCTTGTCCTGAGGAGTGCGAAGGATATTCATGCCCTTCTTAATCGCGAACCCATCTCTAAGCGGGCTTTGCGGAAGGGTGGCTGGCCACGTGTAGGAATATGCCATCGGGCTATCTCCTTGTCAGACTGGGGCGCAATCCAAAGGACCCGCGCACGGAGTTGTGTGCAGCCGATCCGGCGCGGTTGACCTCCGCGCCGACCATCTCGCCAATAACTACCTCAACACGGCGGCGGCCACGGTCGTCCCGCGATTCATGCACCTTGGCGGGCTGGTTGGAGTAGTTGTGAATTATAACGTCAGTACCGCCGCCCTCAGCCCGCACGCCAAGGTTGCCCCCTGCGGTTCGCGTAAGCGGCAAGATCGCCTCCGGCCCTGCCTCGCCCATTAGCCCGATGCCTTTGGCAAACGGGAATATCGTGGGGCGATCCACAATCTGCCCGCTGTACGCTGAGAGGCCTGGGCTTGAATATACGTTGCCTTTTGCGTTGGCAGAAAAGTAATGCGACAGCTCGCCGGCTGTTGCCCCGGCGCCTGGCGTGGAGCCCGTGAGATTCGATGCGCTTGAAGTCCCTGCAAACAGATCACCCAGCCAACCCGAAAACGCCCCGGCCAGCTGTCCGGTTATGCTCTGGCGCACCGTTATGCGGGCCATGTCTTCAATCACCGAGTTGGCGAAATCAGAAAAAGACATCTTTCCTGTCATGGCAAACTGAACAATGGCGTCCTCCATGGACTGCATCGAAGATGTGACTACATTCTGGACCTGACTGAATGTGTCTGTGGCCGTGCGCTGATATGCTGCAAGTGCATCCTTGGCTGCATAAATGAAGTCTCCGTTTGCCTGCGCCTGCACCTTTGCCAACTTGGCAGCAAAAACGAGACGCTTTTCCTCGTTAAGCTCAAGCTCTTTTTGGATACTCAGAAGATTGACTTGCGCTTCATAATAAGCTTTTGCATCGTTCGTAAGGTCAGCGTATTCGACTCTGGCCTGGGCAGACTGTTCAAGCGGGCGAAGTTTTGCTTCAAGAAGCTTTCGTGCCTTCATCTTCTCGATCATGGCCTTGTCGATACCATCGACGTTGCCATAGACGGACATTTCTCGTCCGATTGCATCAGCCTTCATTGCAGGGTCGTTGAACATGTCCGCGTACTGGGAATAAAAATCACGAGCAAGCTGCAGATTCTGCTGTCCGGCCTGAATCTGAGAAAGCTGCACCTTCAGGTCGCGCTCTCTTGCCGCTACGACCTTGTCGGCACCATTCAGAATCTGCTGTGTATATTCAGCTTCGGCCTTTGCCGCGGCCATGGCTTGAGAGTATCTTTGCTGGTTAATGTTCCCGTATGCGTCTTTTGAGCTTTCAAGGGCTGATATCTCGGACTGGATGGACAGCACGTTTTCGTTGACAGCGCGTGTCGCTTTGGCAACCTCAGCAGGAGTTTTCCCGTAATGTTCGTTCGCATAGGCAACAACCTTGGCCATCTGCGAAACGTATGGGTGGCCGTCACCGACGGCCTTAACAAGCTGGATTTGCTCTTTTCGTAGGGCGGCTACTCTAGCCGCACCGTCTGTGGCAGTGTCATTATATCCTGCCAGCTTGACGCGCATTGATTCTATCGCGTCTAGTTGCGAATCGCTGTATCCAGTCGTGGTTACAACTTCGACATCGGGCTTGACTGCCTTGGCAAGTCCGTCAGCTTTCTTCGATGCAATCTCAAGCTCACGATGTGCACCAAGTGCTGCCTGAGTCAGTTTTACAAGCCCGTCAGTCCCGGGAATGTCGCGTAACTTTGAGTAGAATTCGTCGAGCGTAACGGTGCCGCTTCTGAACTCCCCTACCAAGTCGGAAACATCTTTTCTTTTGGGTTCAAAGTCACTTTCAGAAAATGTAGAGAGATTAAACTCTGTTGCCATATCAGCATTTGAACCGATACCGCTCCAGTCTTTTATGCGGGAAACGTACTGGTTAAATATATCCTTTTTGGCGTCTGCATCGGCCTGCGCCATGTCTGACTGTGCCTGTTTTACAGCACTGGCCATGCCACTCAGCTTTCCAGTTGTAGCCTCAGCCTGCTGCCCAACCCCAAGCAAGACATCCCTATAGCGCTGGGCAGTCTTCTCTGCCTCATCCTGTTTGCTGGAAACATACATGAGCGCCGCTGCGGCCGTCCCAAGACCAACCACAAGCGGACCACCAAGGGCAGTAACAAAGCCTCCAACAGCTGTTTTTGCAGCCGCGAAACCTCCGGAAAATCGAGAAAGAACCATGCTTGAACGAGCTGACGCCGTCCGCGCTGCTGCAACCTCAAGTTCTGTTGCGGCAACACGCTGATTTGCAAGTGCGAGCTGGTTGTTTGCAACAGCAAGAGCCCTGCTCGTTGCCATAGCCTCTGCGCTTGAGGTGGCCTCAGCTGCCTGCGCCCACACCCTGTGAACAGCAGCTTCAGCAGCAACCCTTTCAGATACAGCCAAGGCATACGCACCTTGCGCGGCACCAAGGGCTGCTCGTTCACTGGTGAGAAGCATCGCTCTTCCAGTTCCAAGTGCGCTAATCAGCTGAACAGCTTCAGACTTCGCAACCTGCGAAGACACTGCCAGAACGCCAAAACCAACAGCTGCGGCCTGAATCCCTGCGCTATATTGCGCTATGTTTGTTACGTCGAACGCCTCTGCAACATCGGCAAGAGCTTCTTTCCCGGAAAGCATTGCTGGTGCCAAGACGCTACCGTAACCTCTGGCAACAGCATCAATCCTATTGCCCAACATCGCCATTTTCTTTTCGTAAGCATCCGAAGCTGCTGCCGCTTCATTATTGAGTGCCGTCGCGTTTTTAAGCTCGGAAGACATCATGCTTAATGATTCTGAAACTTTGACGCTGTTAACCGCAAGTGTCGGCAGGACCTTAAGAATCTCCTCCCCGCGAAGCCCAAACTGATCAAGAGCCTTAGTTGCTGAGCCACCAGAATCAACCACACGGCCAAGGCCTTCAATAAAAGCCTGAAATACCTTCACAGGGTCGTTTTTGAACCTTGAAGATATCTCGTCTGCAGCCAAGCCCGTAATTTTTGCCAACCGCGATAGCTTGTCACCTCCGCTATTCGCGTACTCTTCTATCATCCGAAAGGTTCTACCCACAGCAGACCCTGAAAGTTCCGCTCGCATGCCCATAGACCGCATAGCAGCACCTAAGGCAACCGTTTCGGCAGAAGATACTTTGTATGCCGATGTAGCCTGCGCTATCTCCATAGCCATGCTAGCTATTTCGCTTTCCGTAGCGGCTACGTTGTTCCCCAAGCGGACAATTACAGAACCAAGCACATCTACACCGTCAACGTTCTCCTTGGTGACAGTGAGCAGTCTGGCAAGCGTGGTTGCAGCTTCCTCGCCTGCGAGATCAGAAGCTGAACCAAGCTTTGCAATTGTTTCAGTGAACTTTAGGAGATTTTTGGAACCGTTTACGCCAAGCTGACCGGCAGACTGGGAAATGCTGAGGAGTTCGGCTGCGGTGTTTGGAATCCGCTTAGACATTTCGGCAATTTCTTTCCCGAATGTCTGCAACTCGGCACCCGCAAGACCAGTTGTTTTGCGAACCCCGATCATGCCGGAATCGAAGGCAGCGAACTGCTGAATGGAGCGGTTGAAGGCAGCGGATACGGCTACAACAGACCCTATCTGCGCTGCAAGCCCGCCCATTGTTCCTGCGAGAACAGAAGAGGCCGAGCCGAGGGATTTTTGCGTGCGCTCTGCCCCGGCACCGGCCTTCTGCATCTCGTTAAGCTTATTGACAGCCTGTTCAAGCTGATTGGTCTTAATAACTATGTCGAGCAGGGCTACTTCGGACATGGCTACGCATCCTTATTTTTTCGCCCCTTAACGATCCGCGCACCGAACATTGCATGCATCGCTGAGTACGGGCTTGATACCTTCTTGGGCCGATTCCCCGCCCGCTCCTCGCGGCGCTCTTCTTCAATTTTGAAGAATGCGGCCCATTCAACAAGCTCAGTTGCGCTTAGAGACGAAAGAAGTTGGCGCACAGTCATGCCAAGTTCGCGGGCCAGACTGAAATGGAAGTATCGGTCAGCCCGCGCCCTTAGTTTTTTTCAACGTCCTTCTGCGCTGATGCCGTAAACCCATTGAGCCTGTTGGCAGCGTCGAAGATACGATTCAAAACCTTGCCGGATTTTTTACCGAGCTCAGCGGCTTCCTCAGCCGAGAAAAGGCAGTTTCCTTCTTCATCCACAAGGCACACGGCAACCGTGCGGATAAGAAACCCTTCCCGATTGAACGTTGCCTTGCCTTTGTCATCCACCATGTAGTTTTCCGCGTTCAGGCGGTCCATGGCTGAGCCGGAAAGCTCGGTAACGAGCACCTCAGCGCCATCACCCCATTCCGGCACAGCGACGCGCTCAGTCTTGAGGTCGGATGCGGCGAGAATGGATTCTTTTGAGAGTACGGGCATGATTAGGACTCCGTGATCGCGCCGGAGATTTCCAGCGTAACGGATGCTTCAACAACGCCGTCAACGCCGCCGGATACGCTGAAACCGGTAACGAATGCTGCGAAGTCCCACACGGTTGCGCCGGTATCGGTGAACGTCATGCGGAAGTTGCGTTTCGTCTGGTTTGCGCGGTCGGTGCGCAGCCCCTGATGC